GCGATGCAGAGGGTGTCGAAAGCGTCGGAGCCGTCCGTACGAGTCTCCAGACGGTCTTCCTCCGTCTCGGGTTTCTTCTCGCCGGACTTATCCTTCTGGTTCGTGCTGTTCACGGTCATGGCCGAATCGATGGACACCAGCAGGTCGGTGTTGTTTTCCTCGTTGATCATGATGGTGTAATTAGCCTGTCCGACGAACATACGGTTGATGAGTGCATTCTTGACGGGGTGCGCCCATGGGCGACCTATGTATATCTCTCGCACTGTCCATCCTTTTGCCATGAGACAGTGCTTGATGACAGTGTGGAAGTCGTTTTTGTCGATACCGAAGTTGTTGCCCACGAATGTAGCGTCGAAGCAGAACACTACCTCCTTGCGCTTGAACGGCAGGTAGTACTGGCAAAAGTCCTCGACGAGTTCCGGGAGCCTGCGTTCGTATTTCACGAAGAAAGACTTCAGGATTCGCAACTTCATGTCGATGCCGGGCTGGCCCACTACGAGCCAGTTGATGTTGGCATTGGCATCGAAGGCAATATACAGCGGACTCGATGCGTCGATATCCGCATCCGTGCGGCAGTCCACATGCCGAAGTTTTTCCATGTCGAAGCCCAGAGAGTCGATGTATGACTTATCGACGCTGGTGTATAGGTTTCTGTCCGACTTGGCATTATAGAAGCTGTCCTCCGAGTGTTCCACCCTTCTGCACAATATCGTCGTGCGGAAGGTGGCAGGTGGCATGTCGCGCTTGCACTGTGCAATGAAGTCCTCTCCGAGTATCTCCAGATTCTCGATAGAGGAGAATTCCTTATACAGGAATGTATTGGCACGGAGAATATTTATTCCGCGTGACATCCTGCGCAACTGGAAGCGGTCCATCTTGCTGACTTTTTCGCCCCGTGCCACCTTGTCGGCAATCCTGCAGCGCAGCTCATAGAGGGCAGCCACCAGTCCCTCGAGCATTTTCACCTGCTCTTTGTCGCATTTTTCGCGGTCGTTCAGGAACCATGAGCCTTTCTTCGTCGTTGGCATATCCGAGAATTTGGCTATGCCGTGATGGTAGAACAGTTTGCCGAACTGGTTGCCGTTGCCTCGGTTGGCAGGCAGCGTCTCATCCTTGAACTGTTCGAAGTCTATGAACTTGGCCTCGTCGATGAGGATATAGTCGAAGCTCTGTGAGTTTGATGTTCCCTTGCGGTCCTGGGAGATGACGGTAGCGTATGCCCCGGTATAGAACGAAAGCGTATTCTCCCAGTTCATGGGCTTGATGATAGGCTCCTGCCATCCCCAAGCGTTGGCGGGCTTGCGCCCCCAGGTATAGTGGACACCCTCGACGAAGCCCCACTTGCGAAGATGGGTATCCCACGAGGGGATGATGTTAGTCCACATACGCTTGCTGTTGGGTCCTACCAGTGCCGTGTTCGAGCCCGGCATTCCCTCTATGTTGCGTCGGAGCAGGCTGGCGGCGATGAGTCCCTTCCCCACTCCACGACCGGCTACGACAGTCATGTCCTTCGGCATGAGTGCCAGCGTATAGGCCTGTGCCCTATTCAGATACTGATCCAGCGTCTCCATCTTCTTTCTTTTTATCGGGTTCGTCCGCAATCTCGACGAAGTCCACATCCTCTATGAGGTCTTCGTAAGGTGTTCCTCCGTATTTCTTGATAATCTGGTCTATATACTTAAAGGCATTCGGTATTGGCCTGAAGCCTATCTTTGCAACGTCAAACGTAAAGACGATGTGCGGAACCTCCGACAACCGGTTATCGAGGTCGTCAGTTTTATCCAGACGGTTGTACTTGCCGTACTGCTGTGCCAGCTTGGCGATGGCTGCAGGATCCTGACGCCGGAGGGCGATGGCGTAGCCCTCCATTATCATGTTGTTGAAGCGCCAGCGGTGCCATTCCTTCGTGCATTGCTGCAGGTTGCCTACGATGGCATGGAGTATCTCCAGGTCACTGTACGCCGTACGCTTCGTCACGCCATATCTCGACTCTATGTAGTCGACATAGGTGCGGTCTTTTACGAGAGGATTGCGCAGCATATAGTTGTACACGTCACGCAGACGAATCACGCGTCCGATGACTTCCTCGGCAACTCTGTCATTCCTCATCTCCTCTTCGGGCTTCATGAGGTTGGCTGCATATATGTCGATATCGCTTCTCATTCAATACTTGACTGTGCACGTTGCAGCCATTCGGCAGCCTTCTCGAGTGCCGTAGGCGAGCCGACGCGAGCCAGCTCCAGCGTCTGCTTGTGCAGTTTCTGTGCCTCTTCTGCTAGTACCAGCCGGTACATGCGTCCGATTTCGCTGAAGGGATTCAGAAACTGGGCACGCTCTTCAGTACTCAATCCCAAAAGGTCGCCAATCTGCTCCGGTGTGAGCAGCAGGCTGGCCAGCTCCCTTATTTTCTGTAATGATACCTGTTCCATTTTTGATATCTATTTCAACGGCATCTTGGCTGCAGCAGCAGATGAACTGTTTCATCAGCTGGTCGAAGACGCCTTGATCTGTCGTTATGATGGTTGACTCGGCACGATCGCCGTAAGTCTGGTTCTGTGAGGTGACTACCGAAACGCTCCAGCTGCTGTTCTTGATGAGTAGCACCTTGGAGTGGTTCTGCCCCAGGAATACGGCATCGAAGCAGTTGCACAGCAGCTGTTCGAGCTGTAACGTTTTCCGGGCTGCCCTGTTGTCGAGCAGGATAATCCCCCGTGCGATGTCGCCTTTCCGGCGCATCAGGTAGTAGCCGTTAAGGAACGGCTCTGACGTGGAATAGCTGCTGACAAAGACGTTGGCTCTGCCTGTCTGGGCGACGATCCATTTCAGCAGCCCCAGTGTATGGAGCCTCTGTCCGAAGTAGGCCTGTATCGGCTTCTCGGACAGAGGCAGGAGAATGGTTGATATGTTTATACCCCTAGACATTCGGTATGCTGATTCCGAGCGCCTTCAGTTTTTCGACTGTAGCAGGCTTCTGTGTGCCACCCAGTTTGTAGAGCAGGTTAACTGCATCCTGCAGCGCTTCCAGCTGCTCTTCCGTATTGTTCTTTCTGGAAAGTGCACGCGTGATGGCAGTACGTGCTGCACCTGCAGCCTTCACGTCGTCTGCCACTGTGCCCGCGTCTCCAGCCTTGTAGGTATCGTAACGCTTGTAGTCGTTACGGATATCCGCATCGGTCTGCAGCATGACATGACAGAGCTCATTACCGTCGCACGGCTCATAGTCCTTGGATGAAGTCATCAGCAACAGCTGTTCATGCATCTGGCGCAGTTTCTTCCATCGCTCCGAATTCTTTTCCCAGAGGACTTTTATGTTTTCCGGCAGGCTGTCGTGGTCGGCACGCTTACCGCGGATGCTCTTTTCGGGAACGGCGCCTTGTTTTTCTGCATTTACATCCACCGGGCGTACGGCCAGCGTCTGGCGCACCTGCGTTACAGCCTTCTCGTTGTAAGCCTTTACCTCTGAGCGCTCCAGACCTCGCGAGGCCACACCGACATACTTTTTAAGGTCGGCGCGAATCCACTTCAGCATAGCCTGTGGGCGACGCTGGGCGGTATTGTAGATAGCACGTGACTTGGGGCTGATGCGGAGCAGCCAAAGAGCTGCCTCCTTGATTTTCTCGTCAGAAGGATCTGCAATGGCGAGAAACTCTTCAATGTTCTGTCTAAGCTTTGGTTCCATAAAAAAAATCTGTTTTAGGTAAATCGGCAGTCAGGCGTTTTTCTGCTGCCCGACTGCCGACGGCATTCTATCTCACGTTTCGCTAGCTTCTATCATTCTCCGGGATCGGGATCGGGGTCCTTTTCCTCATTACCGGTGGCACAGTCGATGTACTTGCCAGCGGCGATATACAGTTTGCCTGTATAGGTGGGGATAGGACACTCGTCGTTCACCTCGATGGTATAGGTAGAGGTTGTAGCTGCCGTTGCCTCTGCACCTGTGTCTCCAGCGGCTTTGATTTTGGTAGAGAACATCTCGTTTCCGAGAACGCAGAACTTGCCGTCACGCTGCTGGTAGACAAACACCATATCGGTCTTGATTGCCTGACGGGCAAAACCCTTCACCTCGTCAGATTGTCCAGCCAAGATGGCAGTGGCAGTGTTCTGCACGAGTTTAGAACCTTCATCGCCGACAGTATCGAACGTTACATTGGAGGCTTCGTCCTTCAGATCCATACACTTCCAGTACTTTTCTTCGCCCAAGGTGAAATCTCCGTCCAGTTTGGCAAGGTCTGCCATTTTCTGTCCGTTGGCACCCGTAATCTTTGGCAACTTAGGCCATTTTACGATATCAGCCTTGGGGGCGAAATAGATGCGACGGCGAATACCAGGCATAAAAGTCTTACCAGGACAAACTTCGATTGAATCGAATACGGTCTTTACATCACATTCCATATGATTAAAATTTTTCTGGTTATACAATGAGGTGAGAAGGGGATGATCCCCTCCTCACTGTTACTTATTCACCGGCAGGCTCTACAGTCAATGCATAGGAAGCCTGTGCGGGATTGTAGTCGTCGTCACCGGCGAAAGCTGCGGTGATGAGTGTGGTACCAGCGGCAACCAGTGTCACGGCACCTGTCGACTCGTTGACGGTAGCAACCTCCGTATCAGAAGAGGTATAGGCGAGTGTCTTACCTGCGGGATCGGTGGTAGCCACCTGACCTGCGAACTCTACGCCGACCTTAGCAGTCTTCACGGCATCCTCAAAGGATACTGTCACGTCACTCTTGGAAGGTGTTGGCTCAGGCTCCGGATCTGGATCAGAATCTGCCGTGATATCGGCAACCATCAGGACCTCCTTGGAGAGGCTGCGGATTTCCTCACCGTAGATACCTGCGTACTCGAAGGTGCAAACCCATGGTTTGTAAACACCGACATTTACATGGTTCTCCTGACCGAAGATGTCGGTACCGAGCAGGAAGTTCTGCTTGATCGATATCTTGATGTAGTTAGAACCTGCCATATTGTCGAGCACAGCAAACTCGCAACGGTTGTTAGAGCCCTCGAGATAGACCTTGTCGAAGCTCTGGTTGTATGGCAGAGCGCCGTGACGAGCCTGGTAGTCATCTACATAGGCGTTGTACACCTCCGGGGAGATGTACATGTACACCTTTCCGAGACGCTTCAGCATCTTGTTGGCAGCACGCCAAACCTCCTTCAGCTTCTCGACAGCGTTGGTGCTGTCGATAGCGCCGATTTTGATGTAGTTGCCCTTGGCAGCAGCAATATTGCCAGCCAGGATCTCCTTGGCGATAATGGTGTCGAAAGAGTCGAACAGGTCGGCTGTAGTCTTGCCGGCTTTGTTACGCACACCGCCAACGAATACAACGTCGTTGATATGCATACCAATCTTGGCAGCGAAAAGGCTGACGATCTTACGTGCGACATCCTGTTTAGAGATGGCAATGCCCTGGGCAATGCTGTCGCCGTAGATGCTGTGCAGCAGAGGCAATGCACGGAAGTTCTTGGCACAGTTGCCTGGATATACCACAAGGGTACGTCCCTCGATAGCGTAGTCAGCATCGTCGACGTTGTCTTCACTCCAAGGAGCAAGCTGTGCATCACCATCCAGCTCTCCGAATGTAATCTGGTTGCGAACACCGGGGAGAACTGTGATATACTTGGCGGTCTGAGACTGCAATGTCTGGAAAGGCATTGTAATCAGCTGGCGCTGAAACTGCTGGCAGCTTTCGCGCAGAAGCTCAGGGGTGATGGCCTCCTGGAGCTCGTCAATGGTCATGTCTTGAATCTTAGCCATAATCCTATTACATTAAATTGTTGATGTCTTCGAGAAGATCCTTAGCGGAAGCAAAGGATTTCTTGTTCTCTTCATCGGCAGGGTGCACAGTAGTGTCGTCACCTGCCTGCTTCTTAAAGTTGTCATACTCCTGCTGGAGGTTAGACAAAGCGTCTTCTGCCGTCTTCTTTGCGTCCTCGGCAGCCTGTTTTTCAGTCTTCAGCTGCTGGATGAGATCATCCTTCGCCTTCAACTCATCTTCAATCTTCTGCAGTTGCTCCTGGTTGAGAACTGCTTCGTTCTTCTCGTTGAGATTGAACGACTTGACGGCCAATAAGGCACATACAAGATTCAGAATCAATTCTTTCATTGGCGTATTAATATTGGTTTGGTTGGTTTGGTTTTCATCCTGGGCAGGCTCACCATTGCCTGCAGGTGCATCTTCCTCATCGTCCTTCACGATATTCATGATATCGCGACCGATGGATTTCAGACGGTCCAAGAAGGACGGTGTGCGCAACTTCTCGTTTTCCTCTAAAGGGATGTCGGGAAGTCCGAAATGCGTTGTCAGACCCTCGTGCGTCGCATAGGCATTCTTGACAGCCTTTGACTGTGACTGCAGCATGTTGTCATCGAGGATCTCGTCAACGATACCGAATTCGAGTGCCTCGTCGGCAAGCATCCATTTCTCTTCATCCATCTTTGCGAGGATGTCTTCCAGTGACTTGCCGTTACGGGAAGCGTATATCTGGGCTATTGCCTTATCGAAGGTGTCCAAGTCGTCACGCTGCTTCTTGAACTCCTCGATGAGTTTGTCAATACCGTGCTTGTTGGCTGACGTCCAGACGTCCATCATGTAGCTGGAGTTATGGATGAGCATCATGGAGCCTTTGGCGATCTTCACGCTTTTGGCTTTCTCACACAGCACTGTGGCTGCAGATGCAGTCATACCGATGATGTACATGTTGCAGTTGCCGTGAGCTTTGATATACTCTCCGATGGCTATACCCTCATCGAGGTAGCCGCCAAAAGAACTGACTGCAATGTTCAGTTCCTTATCCTTGTTGCCGGCAAGGAAGGTCTTTACCTGATCTGCGGTCGTTCCCTTCTGTCCAGTCCACCAGTCATAGACGACGCCGATGGTACCTGTGATATAAAAATCGAACTTCATATAATAGCTCCTTATCTTAACATTTGCTGCAAAGATAAGGAGCCGGAAACTGTATAGAAAATACTTGTACTATACGATAGCAAGCATTGGATGGAGGGTATTCCAAGAGACAGTGACAGTCTTCAGGACTGAGTCTCCCGGCTTATCCGGATACGGGTTGGATTCCTTTATAATAGGGTATGGACGCGCATCTGTGCCTAACAGTAATCTTTCACCGCTAACGGTCGTAAGCAGGAATGATTGGTGCTTGAGTTGAGCGACCCTCTTACAGGCGACCTGGAAGGTAAGAGTGACCGAATAGGTGCGCTGCCTGTTCTTTACCTCGTCTTCCATCTTTACGGCTGCAAGACCTACAAGGTTGTTAATTTTCGTGAAATTAACATTTTGTGGAATCTTACATATTGACGCTCCAAGGAATTTCATTCCCGACAATTCGGAGCATGGGCAATAAGCCACTTCTTTGATATGAATGAGACTGTTCATTGTTGTACGTATTTGTTTGGGTTTGTATTACTTTGTACGGGTATGAAGAAAAAGGCGCACGATGACATCAAAATATTTTTCAGATATTTTCGTGTTTATAGCCTCGTGTGACATTTATTCCTGCTTTTTTACGATAAGACTCCATGATGCGGTAGAATTTCTGCCGCACATTGTCGAACTGGTCAATGTCTATTCCGTTGTCGGCCATCCAGTCGTAGATGAGATTCGTCTGGCTGACTCCACGACAGCCGATATCCGTCAGGCTTTCATACAGGTGAATACGGAAAAGATCGTCGATGGCCTCTTTTATGCCATCTCTGCCCGGTTCTGTCAGGTAGTGGTAGTCTCTCGGATTCTTGGACTTAGAGAAAGGAATGACAATGGCCACCTCATCGCTCTGCTTCGTCTTAGGCACGTAGCCTTCCGGCGGTTGCTTTAGGAAATGGCGGATAACGGCATTGATATTCGACTGAGCGGGGAATACGCATGGATTTCCGAATCGCTTCAGGCACCACTGACGTTCATAGGCTGGTAATTTGATGTAGATAAGGAACTCACTCATGTTTATTATGTTTCAGATTTGCCTGCAAAGATAGAGGTTTTCCATAATAAATCCAAACTTTCCGCACCAAAAATAAACTCGCGCACGTATACCCAAAAAGGCGCACACGACTGCACACAACTGCACACAAATGCATAACTATCTGAATTATAGCACGTTAATTCAAATTGAGTTTGTGTGCAAACCTTTTTTTTTGTGTGCAAAACCCCATTTTTGTGTGCAAAATAGATTTTTGTGTGCAACGTGTGTGCAAAATGTTAGAGTTTGTGTGCAGCCTTTTACTCTTATTGTTTTTATGTTATATACTTGAAAATCAATAAATTAAAAAGTTTGTGTGCAGTTGTGTGCAGTTGTGTGCAGCGATTTTATCGCGCGCGCACGCGCGTTAAACAGATAATGTTCCGGAAAAAAGGCTTTGCCATACCAAAAAGAGAATGCCCGACATTCTCATGCCAGGCATTCCAAAGATGATAAAATCCTTTAAAAATGATATGTTGTTAAAAGAAACTCGGTTCGATGGTCTCGTTTACTTCTTTAGCCTCTTGCTCAAGATAGTCTTTTTCCATAGTGTCTGCCTGCTCTCCGGAAACAGTCTCCAGGTTCAGGTCGAATTTATCCTTCAGCATACGGTAGTCGAAACACATACATCTGTCGAACTTGGATATCTCGACGGCTTTGGTATGTTCATTGTCAACCTGCCGGTATTCCACCTTTGGCTTGCCGTCCTCGTACTGTTTCCACCTTTCGCAATTCTTCTGTCCAAGGTATGCCGTCGATGTGGTCAGGTAGTAGCGGATAGAATCCTTTGACATCACCGACTCACCCTGCTGCTTGGCCATGCGTTTGTACTGGCCGATGAAATGGTTCAGTCGAATCATGAGAATTGGTGTATCCGTATTATACTCCTTGGCAACCTGATCTGTCTTAAGCTTACGCAGATAGCGTATCTTGAAGTCAGCGTCGGCATGTATCATACCCTCTTCATTAAGGTATGTCATGGCGTTCCACAGGTTGCCCAGCTCGTTATTGGAGAGAACCTCTGAGTTCTGACGCTTGATGCCTGCAATGACGAGGTCTTTCATCTCTTCGTAATCAAACGGCAGCTCGAGTGTACGGTATAGCGTCTTGTATGCTGTCAGCAGGATAACCCAGTTACGCCAGAGTCGGTCTTCTATCTGCGCTCCGTCGATATGATCATACACTTCATTCGTAACGTCATTGTAGTTTTCGTAGAAGGAACTGACGAAGAGCTGCCGGTGTGAAAGAATCTCCTGTGTCAGATGCTGCAGCCCCATTTTCCGGATATCTACCAGATGGTTGAATTTATCCTTGGCTGCCCTGTCGTGTGTCGTAGAGTCATGCGTGAGGAATATCATTCGTGAGAACATGGCGATATCGAGTGTTGGCATTTCCTGTCCAGACACGATAACGCCACAGTCAACCGGAGTCTTCTCTATCTGCTTTCCCCTGTCCATATCCATACGCGCGCGTCCGACACCGTCATAGGCGCCCTTGATAATCTCGATGATCTTCATGTCGAGCGTGTTTTTATACTCGTCGAGGTGGCATAGGCCATTAGCCGACATGGCAAGAGCCTGTGACAATCCTGGTGCTGTTGTGTTACGCAGGTTCAGCGGTCGGTCTCCGATGGTAAAGAACCGCATCAGCGTAATACCCAGCTCCGTCTTTCCGGATCCTTTAGGGCCGAATAGGTTCAACAGCGGGAAGTTGGTGGTATATGAGGTGATGACATCCCTGAACAGGGAAGCCAGCAGATAGCAGATGGCTATCTTGGCATTGTTTCCGAACACCTCTACCATGATGGTGGAGAAATCGCGTAGCGATATACTGGCGTGCGTGTCCGGCTTTATGAACTGACGTTCGAATCCGAAATAGGAGGTATCGTCAGCATAGATATCTGATGCGCCCTGCAGGTAATAGTTGTCCATTTCCTTGTCTTCGTCATGGAGATGGACGATACCCATATGGTCTGCAGGAATGAATTTATTATTGTAGATACATCCGTTACCGAATGCCCAGAATCCCTTACGCTGCCAACCGTACTGACGAATCTTGATGGCAGTACCGGTGATATCGTACAGGTACTTCTTCAATGTCATCAGTTCCTGGATGGATGCATACCATAGGAAGTTTCCGTTCGACTCTACCTTTATCATGAATTTCTGTATAGACACCAGCTCTTCTGCGTTGAGTTCCAGCGTACGTGTCTGGCCGTCCACATTGGTTATCTCGTACAGACGTTTCGAGTCATCGACGCCCATGATATGGTAGAGCGGTTTCATCTTGAAGTTAGACCACTGCAGTTCGTTACCGTCCTTCTGAGAGAAATAACAGTTATGTGTCTCATAGAACCCATATTTCTGCAGGTCGATGCCGGATTTCTTTGTGGTGCGCCTGGCTTTCTCGTCGCTACGACGCTTTTTCGCCTCGTTGATAGCATTCTTCCACAGGTTCTTATGTCCGTACTTAGCTGAGAGCGACTCGACGAAACTTGCCCTCGTGTATTCGTCGCGTTCGGTAACGAGGATATCGCAGATGTCACGTACGGCGTCGCTCTTAGCGGTATCCGTCTTTTCTTCGTCGTAGACATGTCGGGCATACCACATGACGAAGTCTTCATTGCTGACTGCTTCAACTTTCGCAATATTGTTGAAATAGCTGTCTGCATCCTGTTTCTTCCCGTCATCGGTTGTCGGTA